CGATGTGTCATTCATAGTAGAAGCACAAGCTATATTGGAAACTGCCACACCCGACCTAGCACCTCAGCCTCGAGTCAATGTAGAAGCCTGGCACGGTGCCAGTGTACGTGCTGGTATATTTGATGATCAAAACGGCCTGTTCTGGGAGTGTGACGGCCAAAGCATCAACGTGGTACAGCGTAGCAGTACATTTCAAGTTGCTGGCCTAGTCAGCGTGGGCACAGGTTCTAACCTTGTGGTTGGTGACGATGTGAGTCGTTTTCAAGAACAGCTCAACAATGGCGACCAAGTGATCATTAGAGGAATGACGCACACAGTCACAGGCATCCTGAGCGAAAAGCGCATGACCGTGGTTCCTACCTATCGTGGCGTGAACAATGAAAATGGTGTAAAAATGTGTCTACGCCAGGAAATTCGTGTGCGCCAATCTGACTTTAACATTGACACTCTAGATGGCACAGGCCCTAGTGGATACACTCTGGATTCAGGACGTATGCAGATGTTGGGTATTGAATACTCATGGTACGGTGCTGGTTATGCACAATGGATGATTCGTGGCCAGCGCGGCGAAATGATTCCTTGCCATCGTCGTCCCAACAACAACATCAACTACGAAGCCTACATGCGGTCAGGCAACTTGCCAGCACGATACGAAGCCATCAACGACACTCCGGTTGTGGGCCTGGCAGCCGCAATCAACAATGCTGTGACCAGCATTGTGTTGACTGACGCCACAGACTATCCTGACGCCAGTGTAGACTATCCTGTGTTTGTGATGATCGACAGCGAAATCATCAAGTACTCTGGCAAAACTGTCAACACTTTGACAGGTTGTACACGGGCAGCAACATTCACTCAATGGATCCAGGGACAAAACCGTTCATTTACCAGTTCGGCAGCTGCCAGTCATGCTGCCAACACCGGTGTGATCTTGATCTCCAATACCTGTACTCCAGTGGTCAATCACTGGGGTAGTAGTGTAATCATGGACGGCGGATTTGATGAAGATGCTGCTTTCCAGTATACCTACAACAGAACCAACTTTGGTTTGCCTGCCACTGTTGGCGAAAAAGAACTGGTGTTTGCCATGAGATTGGCTCCCAGCGTCAGCAACGGTATCATTGGTAATTTGGGCGATCGCGACCTGATCAACCGCTCACAGTTGAGTCTGGTGAGTCTCAACGTGCAGGGCACAGGCGGCCGTTATCTTGTGGAAGGCATCTTGAATCCCAACAACATTGATAGTGCCAACACCAGTTGGCAAGGGCTAAACAACACCGGAGGTGGATTCCAACCCAGTTTCAGCCAGTTTACTGTGGCTCCCACCTACGAAGGCAGCTCAACCGGCGGTGTCACTGCTGCTCCTCTAAGCACTGCAGGTGGCTTTGCAAGATCTGGTGTCAAAACAACCAGTTCTAAATCTAGAACTTTTGCAAACTTGGTTCCAGTAGTGGTATCATCAGCCTCGGGTGCCAACGCAGTGCTGACTGTGAGTCTTACTGGAACAGGAACCACATACAGCACCACTACCACTGCTATCACAGTTCAGAACGCAGGCACAGGATACGCAGTGGGCGACACACTAAAAATCTTGGGCAACGTGATTGGTGGTGCCACACCTGCCAATGATCTGGCATTGACTGTGTTGACCGTGACTATTGAAATTTCAGGCGGTGAAAGACTGTTTGCCATTCCAATCAATGCCAGCACAGGCGGTTTTTTAGATCTCAGCGCTGTCAAGCAGATTGGTACCAGTGCTATTCCAGGAGCAGGAACTTATCCCAACGGTCCTGAAGTGTTGGCTGTGCAAATCACAGCATTGACCGCACAAACAACACCAACTGGCGACGTGCAGTTGAGTTTTAGAGAAAGCCAGGCCTAAACGTCACAAAAGATCCTGCTCCACACGCAGGATTTTTTGTTGCACAGCATCAATGTTGATGGTATTCCATAGACCCGGATGCATGGGCCGTGGAAAGATTCCAGCATCAATCCAGGCATAACCCAGATGTTCATGATTGAGTCTGGGAGTAAACTCTGTGGCCACCACACACACCCAGGTGTGATATTCAAAAGCACCGTCTGAGGTGGTGAATTTTTCTATTGGAATCAGTCGCAAGTAAGTGGGAAAACTGCCTAGTTCTTCAATACATTCACGTTCCATGCCGCCCAACAGGGTCTCGCCCGGCTCTAATTTGCCACCTGGCAGCCCCCAGGCACCAGGATGCTTGGAGTCGATGCGCAACAGATACAGATAGCGACCGGTGTCTAGACTGCGAAACCAAACACCTACTGCTTTTAAAGCACTAGACTCCATGTGCCTCCAGGATAGACCCCTTGATAACTTTTGACCCATCCTGAACCAAGCCATTCGTATTGAATACTGGTTGTGATATTGGTCACATACTGACCCGCACCGGCACCTGCTGCTCTAAACACTACCCGCCAGAAACCATTGGCGTACTCAATGATATCATTGGCCTCAGCCACCAGTGGCCGACCATTGGCACCCAGCCAGGCCACAGGGTTGAACTCGTTGCCGCGGTCACCAGTAGACTCTACCAGGAGATACCGTTGCCCTTCCACAGCAGAATCTAGGCCGTCTTGTGGTCCACTCACTAGTGGATCAATCACAGCGTCTACGGGTGCCAGAGTGTTTTGTGGCAGAGTATCTGCATCAGGAGTAAAAATTACAAAACGATCGTCAATGGGATCTAGTGCAATAGTTCCAATCACTTCTGTGCCGTTGTCTTGTTCAAGACGCAGTTGACTTACACCAGGTCTCAGTGTGCCATACATGTCAATCACAGCAGGCCATAACAGGTTGCTGTCAGAAACTACAGCATTGGGATCAAGTGAGTCGTTGGCTTCAACCGAAGTAAGTGTAGGCTGTAGGCATTGAATCTTGTTGCCCACAACCACAAGCCCATAATTGAACGGAGTAATACGTTGTCTGGTGCCCAACAACAGGTCATTGTTGGTCACGGCTTCGTTTAGATCGCCCTGAGCATCGTACATGCTAGCAATCACACGCTCTACCACTCCCAGTTTCTTGACCTTGGCGGGAGAACTGATCCAGATAGGCAAGTTAAATTTGAGAGTAGCAATGTCGATGGTGTCCTGAGCACCCATCGGGATAGTTCTGGAAGTCCACACAGATGATTCTAGTTCTACTATGCTGAGACTGGTCCAGTCAATGTAGTTGTCTGTGCTTTGAATTTCTAAACTGGGGTTGAACAAGGTCAACATCTGTTCTAGAATCTGAAACTTTTGATTGGTGTTGGAAGTCCAGATATCTAGTGTGATGCCCAGTTTGTAAGGCACAGGCATCAGCCTTTCAATGGTAAAAGCATTGCCTTGCGTGGTTTCGTAGGTTTCCGTGGACTCATCGTAGGTGCGTTGTCGCACAGCAATCTTGCTCACAAATGTTGGATCCTGCATTCTAGGACGGTCGTAGTCTAGTCCAGAAACGTAAAATGTCATCAGTGGACTGGATGGCATGGAGTTACGACTGTTTTCTTGAATAATGTTTTGAGCGTTGCGGCTGGCATCACCGTAACGAACAGGCACACGAAGTAACGCAGCGTTTTCGCTGTTTTCTTCTCGCCCATACTCTACCTGGAAGTTGCTGCAGATTCTAGTAAACTGCAGCAAGAACCGCCTTATCTGATTGTCATAAAAAAATTGTTGAATTTTGTTTCTCCTTAGCCGCCGTTGTCAGCTCGAGGTTTCAGTATCTCTGACAGACTCTGACGACTTGGAATTGTGCCACGGTCTGTGGTTGCTACTGTGTCAGTGTTATTTACAAAGCTGCTGCGTTGGGTCTTGTTATTTGGCCCGTTGTTGAGATTGGTGCGTACTTTGTCTTCAATTTTAACCCACACTCGACCATCATAACGGAACAAACGATTGGGTTTGTAGTCTAGTCTCAAACAAAAGTCGCCGCTTACAGCATTCAACGGAAAAGCAATACCAGTGGTCACAGGCAGGCCGTTGGGAGGAATGCCATCACCGGTCAAGTAACCCACAGTGTAACCTTGTGAATCAGGAGTTACGGACATACCACCTTGTGTGCCGTCTACCGTTACGTTTGAATCATCGCCAGTTAAATTTGTGGGATTAGCAGGAGCACCGTTGATAGTGGGCTCTATATAGAACTTCTGTGTGTCATAGCCTGACAACGGAACTTCGATATCAGCCTGTGTAAGTATGGCATCGTTGATTTCTTGATCTTTGGGTCTAGTGCTAAACACATCACTTTCGGTCGGCGGAGTGTACAAGGTCCAAAATGTAGAATTAGTTATGGCAGTACCAGCAGGCACGTTTTGAACGGCTCGATAATACACATCACCTTGGTTTACAATGCTGTTCAAAGGATAGAAGTTGCCATCGTCCCAGATGTTTTCGCTCACAACAGGTGCTTTCAATATGTCTTTGACCTCTTGTGCATTGGTCATTGGGGTGGCTTTGACTCGCCAGGTGTGCGGCTGCCAGGTTTGAGCAAAGCCTTCGGATGCAAAAGCAGCGTCTTGAATCATGTAGTACTTGGGCAAAGGTACAGGAATTGCAGTGTTCAAGGGATTGTAGTCTTTGAGGTTAGGCACTTCCAGCACATCACCGTTCATGAGCTTGCGACCAAAAGTGTCAATCATGTCATTGTAGTGAAATGTAATAAACAAGGTATCATTGTTGAGAAACAGACCAAACTGTGACAGGTCAAAATCCACGTCTTGTGTTTGGTAAACACCACGCATAACATACACATCTTGATCATAGATTCTGTCACGGTTTTCCAACAACAGCAAGTCTTGAATGTTTAATGGACTGAGTTCATCATATATAGGCTGTGTGGCATCGTAGTTGCCGCTGACGGCAGAATCTTCGCCGCCTGTTTGCGGTCCAAGATATTTGTGCACAAAAAGATCCAGGCCGCCCACAGTGTACATTTCACTGATGGTACGATCCATAAATTGATAATCTCGTGTGCGGTTAGGGCGGTAAAGTGAGAGACGTGGCATAGTCGAGTATTTATGGGCAGGTTGACCAATAATCGAGCAAGTGCTACAATAGCTGTATGAAAGTAGTCAAACTGAACCGCAGATTTCGCCAATTTCGAGAACACGGGCACACCATTGCTCTAAGATTCACTGATTGGGCCGAAGCCATGCCATACGAAAAATTAACCCCGACCCGATTAGATGTTGGTAGCGGGCGGCATGAATCAT